TAACGTCTTAACATTGATCTAATATCTGAATCTGTTATCTCGTGTGGCTTTCTTTGTGGAAAGAATATACCTTTTAAAATTTTATTTAAACCTTTTTTAAAGTGTTCTTCGTCTTGCCATATTTCCATTGGTGTTTTCATTTTTCCACATTTGATACCCCAAGCGTGTTTCATATAAGACCAGGCAAGATTTAAACCGTGTGTTGATTGACCTATTACTTTATTCTTACGATCTATCATTGTATCTCTTTTAAATGACATTAAAAGATTGTACTTATCATCTCTCCATCTTTTATCTTCGGAGTAATAAGGAAATCCTTTTGATTGTATTAAATCGTATGTGTCTTGTAATATATCACTCATCTATTTTTCTTATCTTTACCTGCTCTTATTTCTAGTGGAGACCATTGTGGTTTTCCACTTTTATCTAAAGAACCTAAATTGTAAGCAGAACCTGGTGGTAACTTTTCTATCTTGCCACCTTTTTCTAAAAACTTTTTCATTTGTTCATCTAGTTCTTTTTGTTTTTCTTCTGGTGTTTTTTCAATCATTATTTTCCTACATTCCAAAAAAGGGCATTAGGTTTTGCGTGTTCTCTCATAACGCTCCACGCTTTTGCGTCATAAGTTGGCACAGATGGAAAAGGTGGTTTATCTTCGTCTTTTACTTCTTGTGTAAACTTATATTTTGATCTATACAAATTAGCACGACCAACTTCGTGTTGTTTCATTGTATGCCCAACTGAAACGACATTTACATCTTTATCAGGAAAAGCCATTTGTAATCCTCTAGTTAAAGTACCACTTGATCCTACTGACCAAATTTCACTGATTCTTATATTATAATCTATTTCTATCGTTTTGGCAAGGTCCCTTATGTCTTCCATAACTCTTTTTTCTTCTAGTCCTAATGGCAATAATCTACGTTTTTTAGGGTTTTCATAATAATATTCTTTTGCCCTTGCTTTTGTAACTTGTAACATACCGTTTGGAACCCACCTAATGTCAGCTCCATAGTCTAATGCTTGTTGTTGGTAAGGGTGTAAGTTATCTAATGATCTTTTTGCCATAAAGAATACAGCTTTTTTATTATATGCTTTGGCTTGTAGTGTTAACGATAGTTGAGCATATCCGTTTGCTGGACATCCACCATATACAAATTCTTCAGCACCTTCTTCTATTTCTTCTCTAATTAATCTATCAACAAATCTTCTTTTAGAACCACCTTCTAATAAGTCATCACGTACCACGTGAAACCCCTCGTGTTCTTCAATTACTAATTTTGGAAAGTTATAGGGTTTCAACTACCTTACCACCTTTATTTAATTGATCTATCATCTTTTCAGCTTTTTTACGTGCTCTATCTAATTTAAATTTAGAAACGTGTTCAGTAAATGTTCTACCTAACATATGGTCATATTCGTGTTGAAAGATACGACTAAACATACCGTCTAAATGACCTTCTTGTAAACTACCTTTTTCATCTTCATACTTAACAACAACTTTTCTAGGACGACTTATAGATAAAAAGACAAACGGATATGTTAAACAACCTTCTTTCATTAAAACTTTTTCTTCACTAGCACTTACAATCATAGGATTAAAACAAGTAAGTTTCATACCATTTTCTAATTTTGGGTGTCCTCCCATTACAAACATATTAAAAGGCAATCCTACCTGATTGGCTGATAATCCGATACCTCCATATTTAAACATTGTTTCAAACATTTTATCTGATAGTTCTTTTCTATCTTTAAATCCTTCTTCTTTTAACATATCTTCCTGAAATGGTGCGATTGCTGTTAATACTCTAGGATCTGTTGGTGGTATAAGTTTTAGTTCTTTAGACATTTTGTAACCTCGTAAAGTTGTTAGTTTTTTCAAATTTAATTATATTGGTAAATTTATCAAATAGTATATCCCCTTTATGTGAAATAATAAAAACGTTTTCTTTTCCTATTGTTCTTAAAATTTTAAAAAAGTCTTCAGTACCTTGACTATCTAAACTACTATCAAATATTTCATCTAATATTAAAAGATTTGTATTTGTACTATTTTTCATTTTAGCAATATTTCGCCAAGTAAATAATAACGCAAGGTCTATTCTTAACTTTTCACCTTCACTAAAATTATTATAATTAAATGTATCCCTAAATCTACTTTTAATTGTTTCATTAAATTCTTCATCTAAATTAAAGTTAACAAAGAAATCCATATCTTGTAAATATTGATTTATAAGTGTATTCATAATAGGTAAATACTTTTTAATAATTCTAGTTTTAGCACCCTTTTCTGATAGTATTTCTCTTACTGTATCTACATAAGATTTTTCTTCATTAATTTTTGCTAGTTCTTCTTGTGTTTCATTTAATTGTTGTGCCAAATTATTTAATTCTTCTTCTATCTTATTACTGTCTTGTTTTTTGTTTTCTAATAATAATATTTCATTGTGTAAATTATCACTATATTTTTTCATTTCTTCTATAGAAGTATTTAACTTTGAGATTTCTATATTTAAATCGGTCATTTTTTTAGACACAGAATTAAACTCTTTTAACTTTGTTTCTGTTTGAGTTATTTCTTCAACAAGTTTTTTCATACCGTCATTTAAAGTAGTAATTTTACCTTTTTCATAAGCACGTTTTTCACCTCTAAATTCTGGTTCTAGTTTTTGTGTACAAGTAGGACAGTTATCATTTTCTTCAAAAAATTCTAAATTCTTTTGATGAGTATGTAAATTTTGTTCTATCTTTGCTTCTAGTTTTGATAACTGATTTAATTTCTTTTCAACTTTTTCTTTATCTTTAATATCATCATTATATTTTTTATAATCATTATCTAATTGTTGTATTTTTTCTAAATAATTTTTTTTGTCTTTTTCTATTTTATCTAATTGATCTTGTTTTATTTTTTTATCGTCAACATTTCTATTTTTAATTTCTTTAAAATGTTTATCTTCTAGTTCATATTTTGATTGTATTAAATCTGCGTTATGTTTTACTTCAACTATTTTTTTGTTTAAAACTGATTGTTGATCTCTTAACATCCAATCCATATGTGAAAACACTTTTATATCTAAAATTTCTTCAACTGCTTCTTTTCTATAACGAGATTTCATTTTCATAAACGGCTCGTATGAAGAAGAACCTAATATAACAACTTGTACAAATGATCTGTAACTTAATCTCATTATGTTTCTTTCTAATATTTTTTGATAATCAACACTAGAAGCATCCTGATTAATTAGTTCGTCATTACAATAAATTTCAAATATGTTTGGTTTAATACCTCGTCTAACTTTATATTCTTTTGTTCCTATTGAAAACTCTATTTCTACTAATGCGTCACTATTATTTACTGTATTTACAATTTGTTCTTTTTTAATAATTCTAAATGGTCGATTAAACAATACAAAACAAATAGCGTCTAGTAAAGTTGATTTACCAGAACCGTTTGTTCCTATAATTAAAGTTGTGTTTGATTTGGTTAAATCAACTTCTATAGGTGTATTACCTGTAGATAAAAAGTTTTTCCATCTAATTTTTTTAAAAATAATCACGTGGTAGTTTATCCTTATTAATAATTCTTAAATTGCCTGACACACTTATTCTTGTAACTTTAGATTTAAATGGACAGACCCAATGTTGTAATAAAGCAGGAAACATAAACATATCTCCTGTTTGTGGTTTAATTGCTGTACCTGTGGTTGCCCAACGAGGTCTTGCTTGTTGTGTAAATTCAAACATCAATGAACCTGGTTTTGCTGATGTGCCTTCATAATCGTTTTGTTCTTTTGTAAGTTGTTTAGGTACATCTACAAATATAACAAACGAATAATCACCACCGTGTGTATGTACAGGATTAAAGTCACCTGCTTCCATAAAATTAACCCATAAATCATCTGCTTTAAAATCTACATTTAATTCTTCTATACCGTGAAACTTACAGTGACCATTTCTATATGCTTGTATGATAGGGTGTATCTCATTGTAAAACCATTCTTGTACATTTTGTGGATATAAAAATTGATTATCTAAATGACCAGCCAAAGCGTGATTGTAACTTTCTTTTGCTTTTTTACCTTCAGTTTTTAATTTCTTAATAATATAATCAGGCACTTTTGTTTTCATAACATAAGGACCCCAATTCATATGAGTTGATTTTACGTTTGTTATTTTACTCATCTCTCACTTGCCTCAACATAAGTTTCTTTTATAAACTCTTTTAATTTTTGTTTATCTAAATCTGTTTGAATTTGATCTACATAATTATTTAAAAATGTAATAGTATCTTCTCCTTGATCTAATATATCTTCTCTTACGCTAGTAGCCATATCACTTTGTACATCTTCAATAACATTAACTTCGTGTACATTCATTTTATTTTGAAAACGATCTATTAAACTATTAAACATATCTTCATCTGTTTTATTTGATACAAATATTTTTACAAACGTGTTTTCAAAGTCTGTTAAATCTTTTTTATAATAATCTTCTTTTTTATCATTATAAACTAACTTCTTGTGTATTCTGTGGGGATTAGATATTCTTTCTAATTCTCTTGTTTCTGTATCAAAGATATGAAACCCTTTTGGATCTTTGTAATCTGACCAAGTCATTTCATATTGAGCACCCAAATAATAAATGTGACCATCGTCTGATTTTTTATGAAAGTGACCAGAGATAACTTTTTCAAAACGTTTAAATTGTTTTGGTTCTAGTCCTTGTTCATTAATAATACCTCTTTGCATTTCAAAACCTTTTATTTCTAAATGACCCATACAAATATCTGCTGTTGCGTTATCAATCGCATAAATTGAGTCTTCTACATTATCATCACATATCCAAGGTAAAAATAACATACGACAACCACCTATCTCAACTTCTTTAGGACCTGTATAAATCCAAGGTTCGTTCTTGCCGTCAAATGTTGTAAATAGTTCTGTAACTGAATTAACTTCGTTTGTGTTTTTATAATAAGTATCGTGGTTGCCTACAATAATGTGTGTATCAATTTTCATATCCCACAATCGTTTAAAAAACTTTTCTCTAAACACACTAGCCGTTTTAAAATTAATAAACTTACGTCTATCAGTTACATCACCTAAATGAATAAGTGTTGTAATATTATTTTGTTCTAGGTATGGAAAGAATTGCTCCTCATAGAATTTAACTTGATATTCTAAAAAAGCAGGACTATCGTTTCTCACACCGAAGTGTGTATCATTTAATAAAACAATTTTCATAGTTAAACAAAGAATTTAGAAACTGTACTTTTTTTCTTTCTAGGCTTTTTTTCTTTTTTAGGTGTTTCTTCAATTCTAATATTTTTTTGTAAAAATTCTTTAAATTGATTTGTATAAACACCACCCTCATCACCAGGTTGTAAAGTCATATCATCTAAATTGTTATCCATTATTAATTTATGTTTAATTGTAACTTGTTTCTTTTCTTTTTGTATTCTTCTTACAAAGGCATAAAAAATAATTTGAGTAAAATAAGCGAATGGATTTTTTGATTTTGCTGGATTAAAATTGTCCAAATATTGTAAACAGTTTTCTATTCCGTCACTTATCATATCATCTCTAAAAGTATAGTTGATAAAGTTAGGTCTATAACTTAAATGATTCGCTATTTTAAGAAAACAACTTCCTAAATAATTATCTACTGGCGGTTTTGGTTTGCCTGCTTTCTTTGCTTCTCTACAACGCTTTCTATAAGCTTTCATCGCCTCTAAAAATTCTGCGTTGTTTACATAATGCTCTTTTTTTGTTTTAGTATTCATTCTATTAATATATCACCTTTCATTAAAAAAGTCAATGTTTTAAGAGTTCTACGGTAACTGCTTCTGCTTTACCATATTCTTCATAGTTTTCATTATAGTGTTTCCAAATACGATTTTCTAGTTGTTTAGGAGTTCCTTTAAAAGGATAGGATACTTCACAATATTTTTTCCAATTATCACTATTATAAGTTGCCGTTATAATCCATTTACTTTTTTTATTTTCTTTCATAAATCAGCATTGACTTTTAGGAAAAAATGTATATAATTAGGCGTGTAGCCGTTTAATAAGGTGCTTTAGGTATTAATGTAATGTCTTTTTAATATCTCTAAAACCATCAAAGATTTCATTATATTCTTCTTCCATTTCCTCGTCAAATCTTTCTTGTTCATAACGTTCTTCAATATCTTTTCCTTGTTGAGGAGGATCAATTTTTTCATACCCTTTGGCTATTTGATGATAACTTTTACTCATCTCATCAGTGGCATTTGTTATCGTTAATATTTTATCTTTAGGAATTGTAACAATAGGATCGTGTGTAAATCCATTCCATTTTATTAAAGCAATATAATCTTTTAATCCAGCTTTTGTAAATTGTGGAACATATTTNATTTGTANNGGTTTTACNAATCTAATATATGGCGANTTATCTNCTAATTGTTCTATNGGAAAAGCAGTGACAATGTCATCGCCATTTAGTAATTTAACAATTTTTATTTGTTTTACTATTTTAATGTTTATCTCTGGCATTTNTTAATTCCACATTATGTATTTCATAATTAAATTGTTCTTCACTGTAAATATTTATCCTTTCTCTAAAGTGTGCCAACGTGTAATTTTCTTTTTCGTTATAAGTTAAATCATCTGATATATCATATAGAGTAGCACTAGAATTATTATCTTTTAACCGGAGACCACGACCAATAGATTGAAGATTCCTAATACGACTTTTTGAAGGACTAGCAAATATAATGTTATGAAGATTCCGAATATTAATACCAGTAGAAAAAGTGCCGTAAGACGCCACAATAATAGCGTTATCGGACTTTTCTGTAATCGCTCTAATAGATTCTCTTTCATCTGCCTCTACTCCTCCGTGAACAAAAAACACTTTACGATCTTGTGCTTTTTCTTCTATTAAACCTTTAAGAATTTCACCGTGTTTTTCAACATATTGAAATAGACATAAAGAATTGCCTTGTAAAGACAAACAAAGATTCCTAATATATTTATTACGACTAGTATTAGAAACGAGATAATCCATTTCTTCCTGATAACTTTTATCTTTTAAAAAATGTCTGGCGTTTTTATCGTGTTGTAATATTAAACACATAATTTTTAATT